ATTGTCGATGATGTGCTCGCCGGGCGACACGCGGATCACCACGCGGTCGTACAGGTCATTGCCGCTGCCCGAAACGATGGACAGGCGAGCGGCTTCGATCAGCGCACGCTGCAGCGTCTTGAACGGGGCGCTTTTGCTGTAGCCAGCGGTGATCTGCTGGTTGGTCAGTGGCGGGACGGCCGTTGCGTCGGCAGTGCCTTCAACCCAGTCGTCAGTGCCGATCTCGGGGTCAACGTAGAGACAGGTGGTCGTAACGCCTTGACTGGTGCCACCCACATAGCGGCGGGCAGCAGTGGCGATGGCGGCGATCTGTTCGCGGAAGCCGGCCTGGGTGATGTTCAGGTCGTTGATGGATCCCGTTTCGCCGGGAAGCAGGATGGCCGCCACGATGTACTCTTACACTTTCCTCCCAGCTTACTGGCCCATCTTCAGTTCTATCGGGCCAGTCGTGACAAACTGGGCAGTGCCAACAATCGCCTCAGTGGCACGTGTGTTCACGGCAGTATTCGTTACCAGTATTTCGCACTTGTAGTACAAATCACCTGGGGCTAAACGATTACTTGTATCTTTGCGATCTGTAATCATGAAAAATTCCGCCTCTGCCTTTGCCCCGCGTTCTGTCAGCAGTAAAAGCTGCATCAGTGAAGTCGAATCGTACTTGTCTTCTTCAATCCGGCGCTCCACGATGAAATCAAATGTACCGCCTCCGCTGACAACAGACTTGACGCTTTCGCCAAACTTTTGGCCTACAGATGTTGTATTGACATTTTCGGCGTTCAGCTCAATACTCCATTCCCGGAGTTCGCCTTGGATGATCCAGGGGAAGCCGCCAACCCAGCGACGGGGTTCAATTTCCGCGTCGTCGTACTCGGCAGTGCCGGCGGTGGGCTGCAAGTAGTCCGGTGCGTAGTCGCAGATACTGGCCAGCGTGGATTCATCTCGAATGTCCGAAAACCTGTAGTCACCAGTTGCTGCAAGGCATTCGGCTAGGGCGTTGTTGTACTCTTCGGTGCCAGCTGGTGCGATCAGTACGTACTGAAAATCAAGCTGCTTAAGATCGATTCGATCGCCTGTGTTACCGCTAAGAGCAGCGGCTCGTGTTGTGTATAAACTTAGCCTTCCAAGTTGGTCACGGTAGACAAAATAAGTCCCGGAATTTACAGGCGTTCCACGGTTGTAAAAATACACCGTGTCGTCATCACTAACGTAATATTCGTCGGTTTCATCTGTAACGTGCGCCCTGTTAGGCCCCAAGTCCCAAGTGGAACCGAAGTAACAACCGACGCCGCTGGGTAGGGCATCGGCAGACAGCGGAAGTCCTTCTGGGGCTACAAGATAAACCTCGTCGCCGTTCCAAAACTCGGTGCTGCTGACTTGCAGCGTGTCAGTGTCCGACCGCAGCGCCGACACTGGAACAACAATCGGCGCAGGCGCTTCTCGGCGGAAGCGCACATAGCCTTCAACGCCAAGAACTGCCATGACTTAGAAGCCGCCGCTGATGGAACCAGAAACTTGGAACGACACGGAGCAAACTTGGATTGCACCAACGCTGACGCTCGGCGACACGCTGGTCAGGAACGCTGAGCAGCTCAGGCTTTTGCCTCCAGCGGTGTCCAAGACAAAGCTCACCGAGCCCGAAACATCGTCGCCATCGCCGAGGATGCTGTTCAGCAGCGCCGTCGCTTGACCTTCCGATGGGTCATACATCAACTCAGCCGTACCAGTGGAGCCGCGCATCCCTGGAACGTAGGTTCGATCATGCACTCCAAGCGTGGTGGTTTCCAGTGGATCCTTGTTGATCGACATGGACCACGACCGCACCTTGCCGACAGTGGCGCCGTTCCAGTTGAGGGCGCCGTTTTTACCAGTAAGGACAGCCACTGATCACACCAAGCTACAACCAGCCTAGCTAAGCGTCGCGGGTGGCTTCCAGTCTTACGCGAACGCTGCTGATTCCAGGCTTAATTCGTTGTACTTGCGGCGGTTCCGCAAAGTGCCAGATCAGCCCGTCGCCGCCATCCGAAACGTATGCGGTCAGCGTGGCATCCGCGCCATTGAATACTTCACTCGGTACCGTCACGGCATTCAGTTGACCACGTGATGCGTTCCAAGCATCAAGAAACTCAACAGCGGAGGAATCGGCGATGTTGTCAAAATTAAGCTGCAAAGTGGATCGCGATCCACGGTTACCGAAGATGCGGCGGGACACGACGCCGCTCAGCGAAGTATTGGACTTGACCGGGAACTCCGGTGCCGTGAAGTCCATCGCCGTTGGCGTCAGCGCAGGTAGTGCGGCCATGTTCAGGTTTCCACCCAGTAGTTGTCATCGTTCCACTCAGCGTAAAGCTGAAGGGTGCCATCCGACAGGAGCGGCGAATGCACGGCTTCGATTTCGTAGCCGTCCTCGCTGGGCGTAATGGAGTCGATGCGATAGGTGCGCGTGATGATCTCCGAGGTTTTGACTGTAAATACAACGCCAGTCGGCGTGGCAGTGGTGCCACCGTTGCGGACAATCAAAGTGCCCTCGGTTACCTCGGCATCTTTGTCGCCTGTCCAGTAAACAACTTCGTAGCTCCCATCTGCCAATGCAGTGGATGACACAAGCTGGCCGTCACCCGTAACAGCGCCATTGATGAACTGGTTGTAGTGCGTGTAATCCAGTGCCACCTTGATGAAATCCCCAGGGGCGATTGAACTGGTTAAGGCTTCGTAGGTGGTGCTGATTTTTACGGTGTGATCAGCAAGCCGCCTGGCGCCAATGATGAACCGGGCGGCCTTTAAAGCGTGCTGTTCACTGGTGCAGTATTCGGATATGTCAAGGCTTTCGGTGACACCTTGGCCCCAGTCCGTGTGATACACGATGCGCTCCTTTGGCTCCGGGAACAGGCCGTAGGCGGGGTCAACGCTTTCGGATGGAGCATTGCCGCCGTAGCGCTCTGTCCTGTACTTGACTGACATGGAGATCGGCTGGCGCTGTTCGGCTTCGGCCATCGTCAGATTCATGCTGATGCAGTTGCCCGCCGTGAACAGGCCGCGAATTTCGGGCTTCTCGGGGATGGCTTGCTCCAGGTAAAAGATGCCGCCGCGCTCGATCAGCAGTAGGCAGTGCGTGGCAGCCGTATCAGCCGCCCATTGCCGCCAGTTGGTATTGTTGATCTTGGGGCCGTCGTAGAAGAAGCGGTTGTCTTGGCAGAATTGCGCGGCAGCCGTGAACGATGCAGTGTCAATCTGCTCAGCGCTGATCTCGTTACCGAGCCCGTAGCGCTTGTTCAGCATGAAGTCGTACAGGATTTCAGGGAACAAGTGCGTGGCACCGAAGCCCCCGAGCAGGCGTTCCACTTCCTTGCCTTCGGTGACGTAAGCCGAAAGCTGCGAAAACTGCGACCACTCGCGGCTTGCCCTTACATTCATGCCGATCAAACACAAGTTGTCGTATTGCGGCGTGAAGGGGTTGGGTTGGATGACGTTGACGTAGGCGATTTCGTGCTCGGGTGCAGACGAGCACGACGTAGAAATTTCGTCATACATGAAAAACTCAGCAGCACGTGCATAACGATCAAGGTATGTGCCATCTGTCGCTGAGCCGTAGGTGCCTTCAGTCCAGCTAAGGCCAATTTCTTGCTTGGGACGTAAACCTTGGATGTCGAATAGTTCGTCAAACGATCCACCTTGGATATAGCGCCCTTTAAGATAAGCATTGCCTTGCGCGAAGGAAATACCAATCAGGCTTCCGTCCGAACGCAGCTCGATAAGAGAAAAGCTCCCATTTCTGATTTCCCAGCTTGATACAGGCTCGATACGCACTTCCCAGCTAGCATCGCCGTTCATCGCAAAGCGGATAAAGTTAAACGACGGCGTTTCTTTTGCTCCAGCTACCGCAAACACGTAGTTGCCCATGTTGGCGAACTCAACAGAATCTGCTGGGTCCGAACGTAAAGCGATACGGAAAAAGCTGTAGCGCTTTTCAGGAGCAGTAATGGTGCCGGAAGTAAATATCGTGTTTGCTAAATTGTCAAAAACGCTTTCCCCGGCTAAACCATCGGCGGCTTTCCAGTTGACGGATTGGTAGCCAGGAACCGTGATGGGCGTCATGACGGTGGTATCAATGGCATCAATGCGAGCGTATATAAATCGCGTCGTAAAGTCCGGTTCAACAAGCCAAAAAACAATCACATCATTAACCGCATAACCACTGCCACCTTCGGCAACAGTAATACTTGTAAGAGTTCCGCCTGACACAACTGCCGCGAGCCTTAATCCTGATCCAGACGTGCTTTCTGGGTAAGTAGGTACTGAGCTAAAAGTACCGTTGTCCAGTCCAGTCACGTCGTTTGTTGGATTAAATTCACCTGGGACAAGAGTTACTGCAGTGGCAGCGCCTGCAGCAGTGAATTCTTTCTTGTCGTTCGGTACATCCGCAAAGTTGCACATGCCTTGAATCTGCATGGCAACAGTGCTGCGAATGCCAAGCTCGAAATACTGTGTTTCACGGTTAATGCTGACGCTACCTAAAGCGCAGCGGAAAATCTGCGGGAACGCTGAAGCAGTGTAATAACGACGCCCAATCTCACCTGCGCTGTAATTGAGGCCAGGTGTTTGAAATTGCCATGGTGCGGCCGCTGCAGACCCAGGACCCTCTGCGGGACGGATGGAGCTTTCTCCTACGGTGTCAAAAAAGCGTGTATCGACAAGCTCTTGCCCTACCACGCCAACATCGCCAGCCCTGACCACGCGGAAGGTGTAAAAAGCGCTCTCACCGCGCTCGTTTGGATCATCAAGCAATTCAGTGATGCTTGCGTCCGTAAGCGCTTCAAGCGAATAATCCGCTTCGCTGATAAACACCGGATCGCGTTGGATCAATACGGCTAAGCAAGAACCGACTTTATACAGCTCGCCTTCTTGTAACGCTGAATCGTATTGCTTTTGCCTGCCCGCAACGGATTGCCCCACGGCAATCAGTGTTTCTTGGCCGTCCATTGAGCCGACACTGTTGTCACTATTAAGTGAGTTGACGACAATCGCCGGGTTCTCGGTGGTACCAAATACGCCGTCCGACTTGGAGCTAAGCATGTAGGTGAACGTGTCACCAACATCAAGCGAAACAATGGAGCCAGGCGTGCTTCCTTTGCTGGTGGAAATAATGCCAGCCTTGCTGCTGTAGCAGTATTTATACTTCCACGCTTCTGCTATGGCCTGTGCGTCATCATCAGCCTTGTATTCTTCGTTTCTAATCTGAAGAGTCCTTAAAGGGCGGATGCGCGGATTGATGCGATAGCCGAGACCGTTTGCGATGGGGGAATACAGTCCAAAGCTGGTGGAAGTGCTTGGCTTGTACGCGCCACAAAATACTGGCGACAGGTTGCCGGGATTGATTTCAGCTTGGAAGATGTCTGCCGCGTACTGCCCTTGAGCGCCAATGTCGTTTTGCGATCCAGAAAGGTAATTGCCGATGGCCATGCGACCGCCATCTGGCACGCTGTAGATAGCGATGCGCTGCAGATTTCCGTCAAAGGAATATGCACCAAGCGTGTTGTTGCCAATGGCGAAACTGTACGGATGGATGGCACCAACACTGCCTTCGCCAACGAGGAACACCGCACGCAGCATCTGACTGCCGCCGAGTGACCAGATCTGGCTCCAGAGCAGCGGGGTGTTGATGCGCACGCCGCCATACCACTGCCCGTTCAAGAACTCGCGCTTGGCATAGACCAGCGGAATTGGATCGCCAAGTGGTGCGACATCTTGAACGGCCTCGAAGCCGTAGGTGGGGGCGAATGCACCAGGGGAGTTCAGCGTGTCGCCTTGACGCTGACGTGTGGTCAGCTCACCGCGTTCGCGCGGCTTCGGTGGACGTGGGGCTAGCAGTGCCGAGACAACAGTGAGGCCGACGCCGAGCACAAGGTTGATGATGCCAAGGATCAACGCGGTCTCTGAACCAGCCACCACTGCCGGTTGTGGCCCCTCAGCAGCGCGGCGTTGCACCTCTGCCTTGTACCACCGCATCTCATCCTCGGTGAGCCCGAGCAGCTCAGCGATGTAGCGATCCTGCGGTAGCAGTGGTGCAGTCATTTCCAGTCGTACCAAGTGAACTTGCGCAGTGCGTTAGCTGTGGTCCAACGAACACCGCGTTTGTGGCTGACATGCAAGAGCCCGCCGTCAATCATCACTGCAGTTCCGATTTGATCGGGCGTCTCAAACACTGTAAAGGCACCATCAAACGGCGGATCAATAGATTTGAGGTGGGGCGCCAGCAGCATGTGGACCTCGCGGTAGCTTTCGCTGAGCGACAGTGAGATCAGCGTCTGCACGGCGGCTTCATCGGGCACGAGCAGCCCGAGGCTTTCGCGGACGCGGACCACCATCAGCAGGCAGTCGCAGCCGTCCTCACGAGCAGGATCAGCTCCAGTGACATGTGGCTTGCCGATCCAGCGCTGCCAAGTCATGAGATCACCAGCGTGCCCGAGCTTGGGACACGTCCTACCAATGAGCGCGACAGGAAGCGCCCAGGGCCGCGTCGTGTCGCATCGCCGGGGCCGCGCAGGATGAAGGTGAGCATCTCTTGGTCGTGCGTGAAGCTGCCCACCACCCATAGTTCGCGGGAGATGGTGATGCCCTCAGAGAGCGAGGCGATGTTGATCTCCTTGGTGGTTACCTCTGCGATGTAGCGGTTGTCGGCGGCTTCTTTGGCGTAGTTCAACGAGATGGCGTTGACCGGTGTTACGAGATTCGCTTGCGAGCGTTCGCCTGCAGTTTGACCTGCACCTTGCCCGTAGCCAAAAGGCAGGAAGTCAGCCGTGCGATCGACGAAGAAGTTTTGCCACAGCGGACTGCGTGTGGCGAACGTATCACGCTCTCTGAACTGCACGTAGTTGACAGTTGCGACCGACATCAGATGCCCACCCGCTTGCGCGTCTTGACACTATTCTGCAGCGCCCCGATTGCAAGCTCACGCCCACGCAGTGCTGATTGCGCTGCCATGCGTTCAGCTTGATCGCGGGTGACGTATTCCACGTTGTTGATCACCTGCGACTCGTACCGGATGTTGAGGTTGCCGGGTGTTGATGCCATCTGCTCGATGCGCTCGCGTTCGTAGCGGCGTTCGGCTTCCATCTGCTGCGTCATGATCTGCGTGCGATTTTCTTGCAGGCGTTCCACTTCGCGGATAGACGCGCGTGTAGCGAGCGTGGCAAGCTCTTCGGGGCTGTCAGATGCTGTGCCGTTCTCGGGGGAGTCCCCGCGCAGCGCGTCCAGAAAGGCTCTGTTGTCGGCCACCTGAACGCCAAGCTTGCCGTCTGCGCCGCGCTTGAGGGGCATGATCGCCTCGGGGCCAGCCTCGCCCATGAGGCCCGCTTGAGTGACGCCACCACCGGCGAACTGGAACAAGGTCGGCGAAGAGACGATGGAATTCGTGAACATGCCGCCATTTGCAAATGGCACAACTCCGTTCGATGCGTAGACGTTTCCATCGGCATTAGACCTGGTGTACTTCATCCAGTCCGCACCTCCAACACCTTTTAGTGGATCCGCATCATTTGTTCCCATCCCTGCAAAAATCTTTGCAACACCGATTGCTACGTAGGTTGCGATCATTGTGGCAGCAGCATCCAGTAAAGCGTTAGCTACATTTTCTAAAAATTCTGCAAATACCTGCTGTGCACTTTTAGTACCTTTGATAAGTTCAGCTACACCTGTGGTCATAGCCGTGCCAAATGCCTGTCCTATTGCTAGAACAGAACTTTCTAGGGCTTGGGCCTGTACCTCAGCTATTTGTAGTTCTTCGGTAAGTCGTGCTACTTCGGTGGCTCTTTCTACAGGTTTACCTGCAGCCAGTTGCTGCTCAAAAGCGGCTCCAGCGGGGCCAATAAATCCAGCTTGTAGACCTTTACCTGTAGCGTCAATTTGTTTCTGTATAACAGACAACTCTTCTGCATCTCTCCGTTGATTCGCAAGCTCTAATAGCTGCCTGTATTTTTCTACTTGACTGTCAAGTATATAGCCGCGATCTCTAACTAAATCGTTGATTTTTTGCTCAATTATAGCTTGATCTTCTGTATTGTTAATGCGAGCATCCGTAAACCTAATCTCCGTTTCTACTCCGCGCAATATGGCGGCAAACTCGTCTGCACGTCGTTTGTTAATAGCTCTAATTTTATCTTCGCTAGCGGCTATAGCTTGAGAAGACTTCTCTTGGGCTATTTTGTTTATGTACAATTTTTCCTCGGCATAGTTTGCCCTGTCAATAGCCCGTACGCGCTCTTTTTCAATAATGTAAAGGCTTTTTGCTAACTCTTGGTACGCGGCTTGTATTTCTTTCTTTTCAAATAGCAGATCTCGAATTGCGTTTTCTGCTCCGCCAATTTTTAGTAGTGCATCATACTCATTTTTTAGCTCGGCTACACGGCTTTCTGGCGGTTTGCGTCCTTGTTTAGTGCGTTTACTCACGTCCAGTTGGCTAGGCGCGGTAATGCGTCCAACCATTCCGGGCGAACCTGGTTTTGGTACGCCTTCGGGCCATGGCATATCATTCCAATCACTGCTCCGGCGTCCTGTGACTTTATTTAACAGCTGACCCGCCAGGCCAACGATCGTACGCAGTCCTGGAATCATATTGACAATATTCATAAAAGCATCAGCTATAGCTGATGCAACACCTCTAAACGATGTGACTAGCTCGGTAGCAGCGTTGACGCCCGTAGAAACCACATTAACGAGCAGTGCAGCTATACGTGCCAGTAACCTTCCGATAGGAAACAGCACCTCTTTTAGCCATGTGTTAAAAGCCTTAACCAGCACAGTGGCAGCTTCTGATCCTTCTCCCGAAACACCGGAAAATATAGCTTGTACCTGACTCCAGAAATCTTGGAATAGATTTACCGTTTCCCCTATTGCTTTCTGGAAAGGCGTTTCTACTTTCTTTGCTGCCGTCGTAGATTCGTTACCTAAATCTACAAGCGTGTCTAAAAGTGTTTGTACAGATATATCGCCGTCTTTAGCCATTTGTAGAATGGCGTCGCGGCTAACACCATACTTTCTCGCTAAGGCGTCTTGGATAGTTATACCTTGACTTGTTAACTGGTTGAGGTTGGCTTGAGTAACTTTTCCGGACTCTAGGGACGAAGTAATTGCGTTGCCAATTTTATCCCATGTACCTCCGTACTTTTCCGTTAACGATGTAATTAGATTGATGGCATCTGCTTGATCCTCTAGATCCAGTCCCACGCCCCGAATATTTTGAATTGTAGATGTAAATTTCTCTACGTCAGTATTAGCCGTCTTGAAAGCAACGGCAAGTAGATTAGCTTGTTGCGCTGAAAAACCTAAATCCGTACCTAAGTCTTTTATTGTCTGACCTTTAGATGCAATATCACCGATCAAAGTTCCGAGTAAAGATCCGGCAAAACTACCTCCGGGACCCGCTAACCCTCCTAATACGCCGCCAATAGCGCCC